CATTCTTGGTCAACTTACGGATTGTTTCTTTACCGAAGTTCCCCTCCATTTCGCTCTTTACTTCCTCTATTGAAAGTCCTGTAGGAGTGTCACCTTCGCTATAAAATGTTCCCTCAAGATCAGACTCAATCCCTGCTTGATCAACTTCCTCTTCTTGTTGCTTAATCAGTTCAGCTTGTTCTACATCTTCTTTTGTTTCTACAGGGGTAACTTCTTCGGGTGTGGTTTCCTCCTCCGCATCCACACTGGTATCCTCCTCTGTCCCAGCCTGTTCCGTAGTATCCTTTTCTTTTGGTGGTAAATCTGGTGGTAAATCTTTTCTTCTTTTCTGCTCATTTTGTAAAGCCTTTACATCATTAGCTATTGGAGTAGTATCTAAACCTAATTTTTTGGCTTCTTTTATAACCTTCCTTTTTTCTTTAGCAATACTTTTTAACTCTTCATCAGTTAATCCAGAAACTCTTCCTTCATCAAAACGACTTTGCTGTTCTACAGTTTTAGATGGTGGGAGAGAACTTAATATATAATCTACGCTCTTAACATCCTCCGCTTCTTTTGGTGGTAAATCTTCTATTTTAGTTGTTGTCTCAGGAGACTCTTCAGGTAGAATTTTTTGTCTGAATTCTTCAAATGCTTGAGTGAGTCTATCTCGTTCTGTAGTGGGCTGTCCCGTCTGAGTTGGAGAGACTTCCTCTTTCTTCACAGGTGTGGACTGTGAGTTAGAGGACTCTTCGGGGACAGCCGTTTCAACTGGTTCAGCTATAGGTTTAGGTGCAATCTTAAAGGGTTCTTTTTTACGAATTCTTCCAGTTGGTTCTGTAGTAGTTTCTTCTTCTTTTGCTACTTCTGGAATTTTTACACCTAATACTTCTTCCGTTGGAATAGATACAGGAGAAATAGCTTCATTAATTCTTTTCTTGAGATCAATATCTGAGGGTTTTCCCCTAACAGTTGAAAAGTCAAGTTCAGGTTTTGTTTCAGCCTCTGGTTTAGGTTTTGTTTCAGCCCTTGCATCAAGTGCTACTCTTGGTATAGATGTTACACTGCCAGCAGGACCACCTACACTCACACCTGCAGCAATAGCCTGTTTCAAGCGGTAGGTTATTTCTCCCGGTTTAAAATCTCTGCCACCTATTTTTTCTGTTGCCAACGCAACCAATTCCTGTAGTCCTTCTGTAGTCCCCTCAATACCCATAGCTGCTAATCCAGAGCCTGTTACTTTAGCCCCAGCTTTTGCTAGAACAGATTTTTCAAGGATTGCAGAAAGTTTACCTACCCCAATTTTACCCACTAATTCTTTAGGAATACCTTGAATTATCCACTTTAACCCTAAGTTTTCCAGAGCAGCAGAAATTACCCCCCCTGTGCTTGCAAGTGCTAGTCGATCATCTAGAGACAACCCCTCGATATCCTTTAAATTATTATTCAATTCTGCGGTCATCATCAGTGGAGTCATTGTCCCCCCTGAAAGAATTGAAAAACCCATTTGTGGAGCAGAAGACCCAAGCATAGTCTGAAAATAATCTACCCAATCACCCAATCCATTAATGTCATCTGTAGTCATCAGTTGGCCTTTGGATTCGGCTTCCTGATTCCACCTTTCTACTTTATTTGTAATCTCCTTGAATCTGTTTTCATCTATCCCAAACCCTGCTTTTTCCCCCTGCCACCCAAACCTAGCTGTAAGAACTGCTTTTGCTGTAGCTAAATAAGGGTGCTTTTTGTTCCACTCTCTCTGGTCTAAAGATAATTGTCCCTCTGATGCTTTTAATCCTGCATAACCTTTTTCTACCGCAGGAATAAATTCCTTTATTTTTGGTTCAACAGGTGGTTGGGTAGCGTAGGGATTCCCTGGAAATTTAATATGGTCAGGGGTAGTAGGAGTGGGAGTAGTAGTAGTAGGGATGTCTAAAATTCTAAGGGGGTGATGATCCCCTGCGTTAATCTGAGAAGGTGGGTCTTCTCTAATAGTCCCAAAATTAAGAGGAAGCCCAAGCTGTTCTCCTTCTTTTGGCGAGTGTACTTTCTTCCCTTCATTTCTGATGGAACCAAAATCCAAATCCATTATTGTTGACTCCTTCTTTGAGCCGTTTGTATCAGCCTTCTAATCCTTTCTTCATTCATATCGGGATGTTTTTGTTTTATCATTGCAACAGCTTTATTCGTTTCTTCTGGAGTCCAACTTCTTAACACCTCTGGTTCTACAGTAGACATTAAAGAGTTAAAAATTTCCATAGCTACTGGGTCTGCCCCTGTCCCCTTTCTGGAAGTAGCAGTGGTAGTGGTGGGGGCAGGAGAAGCAGTGGTTTCCACACCTCTCACAAGATTTTTAATCAATTGATCTGTCGTATCCCCTGAACTTGATCCACTCTTGCTTCTGTTACTTGCATCAGTTCGTGCTTGTACATTCTGCCTTTTCCGTTTCAAGTCAGAAGGGGAGGGGGTATTTATTATAGACTTCCTTGTGTCTACTTGGGTCTTTTGGAGATCGGCTTTTCCCTTTTCCAGCGACAATTTCTTGATTGCTATTTCAATGGGTTCTAATTCTTTTTCTATTCTAAGGTTTATATCCGCTCTATCACTCTCAGTTCTTGCTTTTTTTAATGCAACTTTCCCTCTATCAATTATGTTTGTGCGTGTTGTTTGTAAATCCAATAGTTTCTGGGCATGGACTTTTTGATTTTGACCAGCTATATTTGCATTAGACTTCGATTTTGATGCATCAGATTGTGCTTGTGCTGCTTGAGCTTTTTTTATAGTTATTTGATACTCTTCTGTTAATTCTTGGACTCTTTGTTTACTTTCTGCTGTCTGATTTTGTGTTTTTAATTTATTAATTTCTTGCTGCAGTTTCTGTGCCTTGAGATATAGTTGTTTGGGCAAGTCCCAATGTTTCGTTAACTCCGAAGCTGCTTGGGTTACTTTTTTACTTGTATCGGCCTTTGCTCCTACAAGTTTTTCTGCCGCAATTTCTGTATTCTTTTTTATTAAAGCATTGGTTTCTTGTAAATTTAACCCTCTTTGTTGAGCAATCAATGCTGCATCCAAAGCCGCCTGATTAATTTTGTTTATTTTTGCTGTGCCTATATCACTATTAACACCCATATCCGAAAGAGTCTTTTTAGTTCTTGCTTCAATCTCTTTTACTTTTGGTTCAGTTAAAGCTTGGACCGCCTTTTCTCTTGCCTCATAATAACTTACAACCGCTTTCTTCTTGTCAAGTTCCCCACCAACTAAATCTGCCTGTTGCCCCGCAGTTTTATGTGCATCCCCTTTCATTCCTAAAGCCCGTAGTTTACGAACTATTTCCTCAAAGTCCCCAGCAGACTGCTTTATTGCATCCTCGTAGGGCCGCATTTCATTGGGGTTGCTTGTATCATAATTGGCAATATCAGGCTTCCCGTAGCCTTCTATTTGTTTTGCTAACCTTGTTATCATCTCTGCCACCCCAGCTTCACTTCCGGCTTTATCCGCCTCAAATCCTCCTTTTCTTACCAAGTCTGGACGTAGGTCATCTGTAGTACGGGAACGGGCATAATCACCAGCCTTACCAGTTAGACCTAAGTTGGCCTGATACCTGTCTTTCTCAAACCCCGGCCCCACCATAGTCGCTAAAACCTGACCTAGAGCATCAAGAGTACCTCTCTTCCCTATGTTATCTAACTCAGAACCCTCATATCTGGACACCTTCCCCAAATTGGTATAGTAGTTGGAGTCTGCATTCCCCGTCAATCCCATAGCCTCTTTGATATTATCAAAAGGTCTTTTTAGATCGGCTAATCTGTATTTTTGATTCTCTGATTTTCTTAAAGTTGCCATAGGGTTCCTTATTATTGTGGGCCATAGTATGAATAGGAGGGTGAAGGATTTTTTGTATGTGATGTACCAGAGACACCATCCTTTGTATTATCGACTACCTCTGGACTGCCCTTACCTTGGGACATCGCATACATTGAAAATAAGTCAGTCAGGTTTTGCAACCAATCTCCTGTTTGAGAGTATGGGTCAGAGGTTTCTCGCATTCCAATGTTCATTACACCTTCGTTGCCTTTGAGTTTCCCTGCAACATTCTGTGCAGTCGCATTGGCATCTCCAAAATCTTCGGCATACTTATCAAACTGATTCGTTAATGATTTCAGAACCCCCAACCTGTCACCTTGCTGATCAACCTTTGCTGTCATCGCTTCATTTGCTGTACGCATTGCATCCTGAACAATCTGTGGGGAACCTTTTGATACGATTGCATCAGGGGTTGTCCCTCTTCGTTCACTCATTAAATCAGCAATTCGCTGGGATTCTATCTTTGAATCTTTTACAACATTGCCTTTATCGACTACTTGTAGAAGATCATCCTGCTTAGCTTTCGTTATTTTCTCGAGAGCAAGACGTTTATTTTCGTTGTCTGCCCGTATAGCAGCTTGATTCCTTTTCGATGTATCGTATGCCTTCTTTTTCTCATTAGATGCATACATATTCATCAGGGCCATTGCAACCCAATATTCCCATCCCATGATTATCTCCTATAAATTATTCATTGTATTAACGCTGATAACTGTATCTATGCCCTTCTGGTGGTGGATCGATAGGCTTTGGCGCATAATTACCACCGCCACCGCTATGTCCCCTGTTTCTCTTTTTCTTCTTCTTATTATTTACTCTTGTATCATTATCATTAATATCTGGAACTGCGGTTTCACCCGGAGCCAAGGAATCTGGGCCAAAGTCAAAATTCATCCCACCACCTACTACATCCTCCAATCCGTCATCAGCGAAACCCAGATCATTATTACCCATTGGGTCATTGCCTTCATCTGTAAAAAGATCGGGAACTGGGTCTGGCTCGCCAGTTTTAAAATCCGGCATTATCATCTCATCGCCACCTGTAGTCCCCGGCTCCGGTTCTGTTACTTCGGGAAGGACATCATCATCAAGTCCGTAAAATTTAGGGTCTTCTAACTCACTATCAAAATACGTTTTTGAAGGGTCGTAGTACCGCTTGGTCTTATCTCCAAAGAATTCCGGGTTATAATTTTCACTTGGGTCAGACCAATCCGATAAATCTAACGACTCAAGACTGTCGATAGTCCCGTCTTTTATCCCTCCCAGTTGGTTTTTATACCAATCCTTGATTGCCCGCTTTGGCGCAGTTCCGTAATTCCTTGCTTGAGTTTTTAGTTTATCTAATTCTGCACCTTCTAATAATTCTCCTAAATAATCCTGCTGATCATTAACTGTATTACCAGCCGTGTTGAATTCTGAGCGATCACCAGAGGTTAAAAAATTGAAGTCTAATCCTTTACTTGCTGCGGAATAGTCTTCTTGCAGATCATCAGAGAATTCATCGTGATAAAGTTTTTCGTAATCAGTCCCCCCGTATTCTGCATACTTCTTCTCTAACTCTTCTAACAGTTTTTCCTTCTCCGCCACACCAGTAGATTCAGTTTCAACATCATCAGTATCTGTAGTGTCAGTCCCTCCGCCTCCGGCTCCCCCACCTCCGGCTCCATCACCTGTAGTTGGGTCATCATCATTATCATCGTCCCAAGTCTGTGGTGGTTCAGTAGTTGTGGTTGTATCATCTCCCCCTTCATCTCCCCCTTCAGCTACCCCATCATCTGGGCCACCTTCTCCGCCACCCCAACCAATATCATCATCTGTTCCTTCAGCTACGCCATCGTCTGGGCCACCTTCTCCGCCACCCCAACCAATATCATCATCTTCTCCTAATACTTCATCACCATAATCTTCCGTTCCCGGATCACCTCCTACTGTAACTTCATCACCATAATCTTCTAACCCCGGATCGCCTCCAGCAGTAACATCTCCACCATAATCTTCTAAACCCGGATCGCCTCCAGCGGTAGAATCGCTACCATAATCCTCTAAACCCGGATCACCTCCTATTGTTCCATCAAAATCCTCTAAACCCGGATCACCCCCTGCGGTAGAATCGCTACCATAATCCTCTAAACCCGGATCACCTCCTATTGTTCCATCAAAATCCTCTAAACCCGGATCACCTCCAGCGGTAGAATCACTACCATAATCTTCCGTTCCCGGATCGCCTCCTATTGTTCCATCAAAATCCTCTAAACCCGGATCACCTCCAGCGGTAGAATCACTACCATAATCTTCCGTTCCCGGATCACCTCCTGCATCTAAAGAATCTTGATTGGCGATATATTGCTCATCTTTTGCCATCTGTTCCTGCAGTGCAATAGCGGCTGCCTCTTCTTCTGCTAACTTTGCTTGATAAGCCGCTTCTGCTTGCGCCTGTTCTTCTGCTTCTCTTTCTATTCTTTCTGCTTCTTCCGCTTCCGCCTCGGCTATTATTCTCTGTGCTTCTTCTTCATCTAACCTTTTTTGTTCTGCTATTCTCTCTGCTTCAGCTTCAGCTTCAGCTTCTTCTTTTGCTATTCTCTTTCTTTCTTTTTCCTCTGCTTCGGCTATTTTCCTCTGTGCTTCTTCTTCATCTAACCTTTTTTGTTCTGCTATTCTCTCTGCTTCAGCTTCAGCTTCAGCTTCTTCTTTTGCTATTCTCTTTCTTTCTTTTTCCTCCGCCTCGGCTATTTTCCTCTGTGCTTCTTCTTCATCTAACCTTTTTTGTTCTGCTATTCTCTCTGCTTCAGCTTCAGCTTCAGCTTCTTCTTTTGCTATTCTCTTTCTTTCTTTTTCTTCTGCCTCGGCTATTATTCTCTGTGCCTCTATTTTATCTAACCTTGCTTGTTCTGCTTGTTCTTTTGCTACTCTTTCAGCTTCTTTTTTAGCTTCTATAGCAGCAATTCTATCTCTTTCTTTTTTCTCTGCTGCCGCTATTTTTTTCTTTGCCTCTTCCTCTTTTGCTTTTTTCTCATCAGCAATCTGTTGCCATGCAATCTTAATTGCTTCCCTTTGTTGGATATAAGGATTCTCCATTATTTTGGCAAGCCGTTGCTTGAAGGCCCTCTGCTCTCGTAAAACAGCATCAGAGGAACCACTATCACCAGTGTTTCCACCTCCTACGTATGTGCCTCCACTCCATGAAGAACCTGAATCGCCACTACCATAACTACCGCTATCATTCAGAGTTGGAATCTTCTCCCCTTTGTATTCAACAAAATCAAATGGGCGGTCATTCTTTTCTGCCAAAGCTGTAATTACAGGGCCAAAGCCGGATGTATAACCCTTGTCTTTATCCTCCCACCGTAGAGTATTAAGTGCTTCAACCTCCGGGTCTGTCAGAACAGCAACCTGATGAGTCGAATCAAGTCTCCCTCTTCCTTCCTCTTTTGGTAACTTTAAAGAAGTCTCTACAACTCCTTTTTCGTACCCCGTTGTCTCATAACTTTTTATATTGGTCTTAGGGTCTTTTTCACCTGACCCGCCAAGTGCTTTCAGTAGTCTTTCTTCTCTCGGGTTAATATGTGCGACTTCGTGTCCTTTCGGCCCTGCATCATTGATAGCCTTAACAGTAGCTTCGTTGAAAGCAACGACTTGAGGTTTCTGTTGAGGTTCCCGACTTCCGGGGCCAGCAGCCACTCCACCTCTGCCCTTACCCGTGGCAGTTTTAAAACCTTTGCTGGGAGCAGATGCGCCTGTTTTTTTAGATACTCTTCGTGCCATAATTATTTAACAACTGTTGCGCTAGAAGGGTTTTGAAAATTTTCTATCCTATCCCTGAGTTTCTTGCGGTTTTCTATTTCATCTCTTTTTGCAAGTCCTTCTGTGATGTTGCCGAATACATCCAAGAGCGGATCGAATTTAGGAGGTTGATTCAAAATTCCTGCTTGCGAATTTGACAGTGAAGCAGCTAAGTCAGGATTCGCATTTACTTGGTTCAAATTAGTCATATCTCTTTTTGCAGCAGTAACTGCGGCTCTTGATTTATTAGCCGCATCAATTGCGCCTGATGCTAGTTCATTTTTTTGAATGCCGTAATCTTCTGCTGCTTGCACTTTTTTATCAACTTCAGTTGAACTACCAAATCTGCCACCTCTTGCAAGGGCAAACTGTAAATCCTTCAACCCCTTTTTAAATTGATCTTCCAGTTGTGGTTCATAATAATCGAGGTATGCATCCGAACTTTTGTCGTAAAAATCCTGATCGTATTGACCGAAAACCTTTTCGATTTCTGCAAGTCCTGCATCTACTTTCAACTGCCTTCTTGCTTCGGCTTCGGCTGCAGATTCATATTCTGATCCTCCTTCTCCTCCTCCGCCTATTCCAAATAAAGAGTCAAGAAGTCCTCTTACATCATCGACTAATGGTATTTTCATATTTACCCTGCTTCGTTTAATGAATAATGTACTGTTAATGTCCCTAGTTTTGCTGCTCCAGCCTGTTCATTTTCTAACTTTAACGCAATGTGAGTGGACGTTGTTGAAAGACCGACTCTGCCAAGTCCGTAAGTAATTTTGTTAATAGTTGCCGCCAGTTCGTTGGCTTCAATATCAGTTGGATCACCTCCAACTTTTATTGTCCACGTTGATGATGAAACTAAATCCAAACCTGACCACATTTTGTCTGTTGCAGGAGTTGAAGCATCTAAGAACGGAAGCTGTACTGTGACTTTGCACGAATCATATTCATTGTCATTAATACCACCAAGTGAGTAAATTTTGTCTCCGCTTCGGCAGAGTATTTGTCTCCCGTCAAATGCCCAATCCTCAATAACAAATCCCGGCTCATACACTGACCATGCAGACACCTTTGAACTAGGGAAATAACTAAATACATAAACTTTCAATCCAATAGCTAGATAGTAACGTCCTGATCGTGGGTCTAAGATTCCGCAAGCATCACGCCCATCGGCATCATCTTCTTGGACTGCACTGATAATAATAGAGTCTATGGAATTCCCAATATCTCCAATATAAGCGGCATTTGAAGAATCCCTAGACTTCAAACTTCTTATGCCGGAACGTGCCAGATAAAAAACATCTGAGTCTCCAATCGCTATTACTGATTTACTTGCAATTGTACCCGTATTATTTAAGACCTGTACCAGTTGAATCACGTTAGGGTCAGGGTCAGAAAACCATATCTGAATGCAATCTTGCGCTAAGATTGCCATGTTTTCGTAGTACGTTGACATCGCCATCAATTCTTCAGAATTTCTGGCGTGGTTGGATAGCACTTGAAACCCTGCTCCGGGTGCAGAATTAATTGCTGCTGTTGCTGTGCCTGTCCATTGCGTTGGATCACCAACTCCGCACCATCTCCAAGTGGATTCTTCTAATGAGTGAATAGCATATTTGTTGCTGTATATATAACTGCCAGCCTGTTGACCACTCGTTATACTTGCTCCACCTGAAGTGACTGTCTGAGTAGGATTTGTTGTTGCTAAATCCCCAGTTTTTGTTTCGACATGAGCAACACCATTATAATATGAGTTTACTGCAGCACCTTGTGTCTCTGCTATAATTGTAACGACAGCCCCATTTGCTACAGCTTCCCATTCTGGTGAGGTTGCAGTGGAGTTTATTTCATCAGCTATTTTTTGTGCAGTATTTGAATGTGAGTCTTCCCACAAAATAGGATCACGAATAATGGATATACCATCCATCGTGATATTAGTAATCGCATTATCCACCCCACCAGCTAATGGTGATGTCCCGTTTGCTAGGCCAAAATCTCCCTGTGTACTGGAAGTGATCGCCTTCCCGTTTGGGACAGTCCCCTTATCTGCTGCTGTTATAGTTACTGTTGCAGTAGATGAAGTAGCAGTATAATTGGGGGCTGATGTTTTTGCATTAATCGCTGTTGCAATCGCTGCCGCAGTTGTATTATTATCCCCTGTATGTGCGACTGTACCTGATATAAGATCAACATTATCTACACGCAAATACAGTAAATCATTCCCTGCGTACTGTGTCCCTGCATTAACCACAACTGTCCCGACTGCTGCCGTTCCTGTGGTTTCTGTTGCATCCCCACCAGTAACTGAAAAACCGACTCTTGCCCGTCCATCATATTGCTGGATGATTCGGTTCATGGCGATAGCACTCTGATATGAGTGTGTCCCAGTGCCAGTGCCAGTAAAAGATATTGCAGTCCCGCTTTCGGCTGCTGCAAGTTTAAATGTGTTAGTTGTAGAACTAACCACATAATAATCTGTTGCTAAAGCAAATCCTGTGGGTAGGGTGTCTGTAGTAGTTAATCTCACAACTGTGTCATCTGCCATACCATGTGATGCTTTAGTCAGTGTATTAGCAGTATCATCCAAACTCGTAATTTCTGTCGCTTCCTGAGAAGCACCGGGGTCATCGTGATCGCCCCAATAGTGGTTGATTAGTCCGTCTTCAAATTCCACTGCCGCATAAGGTTTTCCATCGAAAAAATCAACACTCAAAATCTTCGCCATGTCCTCTTCGCCAGTATTCCCCTTATAGCGACTTTCCATTTTCAAGACTGATAATGCCTCTGGTTGTCCTGTCATAGAAGGCCGTCCAGAGTGACAGTCTGCAAAGACATATACTCGCCCACCTCCAGCAGCTAGGCCGTGGGTTTCTCCTGTAGGAAGAGTAGCCCAAAGTTTGAACGCCCTGCGCTTCTCAATCTCACCACCACGGGTTATATGGGCATTGGTTAATCCTGCAACTCCGTCATCATTCAGGCCATATAGACTGCCCGGTACAGACGTTACTGAAGTCCTGCGGGTGTCAATCCCAGCTTTAAAATCTTCGACTAAGACGTATGGCATAGTTAAGCAGCCTTATGAACGTGCATTGGTAAATCTCTAACCTCACTCTCCCCAAGAACGAGGGGTTCAGTCTTGGATAATCTTGCTCTTAATCTTTGATAATGCACCTGTGCCTGTTGGCCTTTCATTTGTGCATCTGGACTTTTCTGGCGGGTTAATAATTCGCTGGCAGCGAAAAGTACAATTAACTGATCATCTAAATCAGCGGTGTCATCTAAGGAAACAAAGGTGGATAAATTACCTGTGCCTTCTAATCTGAATAGGCCGTCACCTGTAGTAGTATTTGCATTCTCACTTGGCATAGGCCAGACTTCTACCTGTGACAATCCGTATGCCTCATATTTACGAATCGGCCATGAGCGTGACCCTGTATCAGAATCATGGATTGTGTAATCACTTGGCGAGATTCCATACTGGATTTTTTGCCAACTTGACCCATCTTTAAAAGAAGCCTTTTGCACTCGTTCAAGTGTTAATCCGGCAGGGATGTCATAATAACGTGACCCTGCTTGAAGCGTAATATCCTTTTTAACCTGAAGGAACGGCCATGCAAAATCTTCCCAGAGTCTACGTTGAACCCGGTTAAGTAGATTTATCATCATCTCTTGAGTTGACTTCCCAAGTGCTGATGAAATTGCGTGGCCTGATTCGCTTCTCAGGTCATTCAGCAGGACTTGAAGAGTTGTGTTCCTTGCCATTTGTTCCTTTTTTTGCGTTGATCGGTGGCCCCCCATCTAAAAATAAATTTTCAGGCATCTTTAGAGATTTTATGTCAAATGGTAAATTCCCAAAGGCTCCGAATACTTCTGTAAATTTTTCCTTGTATATTTTGCCTAGCCTCTCACGTTCACTATCTGATGTCATTTTATCTTTGCCAGTTAAGACAATACGATCAATTGAACCAGTTCCATGAAGATGTTGTAATACTGCGAATTCAGGGACTGTAATCCCCTTTTTTACTACAGTATGTCCTGTGTCTCCGCCAATTGCCACATTTGCTCGGTAAACATTTTCCATAATAATTTTTCTATTGAAATGAAGCAGTCCCCGGAGGGACTGCTAATAGGTCATTACGTTATTTCATAAACGCCATGACAGTTTAATTGACTAGCACACAAGACACTGGTAGTAGTTATCGCACGATAAATACTGTAGTAATCATGTGGGCGAGTTGGAGAGTGTCGCACCATTTTCTCCCCGTCCATGTACATAAGGTACAGCTTGGATGGGTCAATAATGTAGCAACGCTTTGCAGGAGCCTGACCGGAAATAGTCAGATCATCAAGACTTGGATCGTACTGGAAATGAATCCCTTGGTAGTACACTTCACCCATACTGATGTCTTGTTTCCCGTTCCAACCTGATTGTGTGAAATTACCTTTGTTTTTCAACTCAGTTGTAAGCTGATCAAGAAAAGTAGAACCACAAACTGCTACCGAGGGTTTTCCCCCGTATCTGCGCAACTGACGTATTTCACTATGGATTTTGTCAATTAAGACTTGACCCGTTGATGTTGCAGCAATTGCAACGTCAAAGCGGTTCCTCCACCAAGTGTTTGTGTCAGTCCGTAGCGTTCCAACTGATGCGTTGGTTGCAGTTGGATCATCAGCTATCACACCTTGGATTCCTGTCATAGCTGTTGTGGATGTTCCATCGGTATAAAGTAAATCATTCATACCACGGGAATAACCCTCAAGCATATCTTCCATCTTATCCTTGAAAAGATTTACGAGAACAGTTTTATCCCTACCAGAAACATTTTTGGTTTCCCCAGTAAGTGCATCACTTACGGAAATTCCATCATGTTTCAACTCGGTATGAGTCACTTCAATACCAATGTGATGTTCGTGCCAAGTATACTTAGCACGTTTGATGTGGTCAGGGTTAGAATACGTCACCTGATCGGTGGCTGTGTAGCCCGCCAATGCTGTTTCGTATGTACCCTTAACCGCCAGATCGACTTGACCTTTGCCGCCCGGATAGCTTTTGGATGCTTTATCCATTGCATTGAAGAGCGGTTTGTCTTGTATAGTCTGGCTTAAAACGTCACCACGATTTATAAAATAATCGAGGCTCGCATTGGCCACGTTGGCCAATTGGTCGCTGGTTAAAGCCGCCATGTTGTTCCTTTTATATTACAGAGAAACCCCACAGAAGTAGTCTTTACTGGTTCAAGGACTGCGTTATTGCATCTCTTAGCGAGACAGGCTCAACTACAGGGGTTCCACTAAGTTTACCACCTGTTGCCGTGCGTATTGCTTGTGGTTGAGGTTGTCGAGCCTTAAACCTTTCATTGACAGTTGCATAGGCATCTTCTACAAGACCTAGTACGTCTGCCTGAGTTTGTGGCTGTCCTCGCTCATTCACTAGAGCAACTACACGATCATTAAATTCCTCTTGCTTGAGACTAAAATCCACATCTTTTGCTAAAGTAGTTTCACCCCACGTTTGCAATGCGTTTGTCAACATGTCACTTTGATTCCGTGTCTGTTGCTGCTGGCTCTTAGCTAGGTCAACTTTACGTTGGTTTTGTACCCGTGCTAATTTTGCTCTTGTCTGGCTTAACTCTTTTGCTGCATCCTCGTCAAGAAACCCAT